TGGTAAAGTTAAAAATGCCAGTAAAGAGTATTTTGAGTTAAACTTTCTAAACGGTAGTCAAATAGTAAATGGGATTGCTGGTGAAGGACAACGTGGTGACAGAGCAAATGATGTTATTATTGATGAGAGAATGTTTGTTAGTACAGAAGTAATAAATGATGTAATAATACCAATAGTATCAGAAGGACGTAAGAGTTTAAAAAATGGTAAGAGTGGTATACATGAATTTAACTGTATTAAAGGTATAAGTTCGGCTGGTTATTATGGTAGTTCAGCACATCAAGATTATTTAAAAGGTTATAAGTTAAATGCTGAAAAGTATGATAACTTTACACTATGTACTGATTATAGAGTGCCAATGATGTTTGGAAGAGCATTTGATAAAGAACAAATTAAAGCAAGGAAAGATACATCTACCAAGATGGAATTTGATATGAACTATTTATCAGATTTTGGTGGTTCAGCTGATGGTACTGGATTAGTTCCAATACAGGATATTGAGCTATGTAGAGTACTTGATAAGCCAGAATTTAGAGCAGATGGTAAGCATGATTATATATTTGCATATGATGTGGCTCGTAACTGGAACACTAATAAAACAGATGATAGTGCTTTAATTATTGGTAAATTATATAGAGGTGCTAATGGTGATGTTGGTAAGGTTCAAATAGTAAATGTTATGACAATTAGTGCTAATATTAAATTTGAAAAACAAGCATTATTAATAAAACAAATGGATGAATTATTTAATCCAGTTGTGATTGTAGCAGATAGTAATGTAATAGGATTTGGTTTAACAGAGTTCTTAATGAAAGAAACTAATGGGGACGATACAATATATCCTGCATATAACACATTAAATACTCCAGAAAAACCAGATACAGAAAATTATATTACTAAACTATATGCATTACAATCAAATAGAAAAGAGACTAAGCAATCTGATATTATTAAGAAAGCAATAGATGTATTCTCTAAACGTAGAGTAGAGTTATTAGTAGCTCCAAACTCTAGTGTAGTAGGTGCAAAAGATAAAGGTGACTTCCTAACAGAAGAATTACCATTATATGAAACTGCTGGAATGATAGAAGAGTCTTTAAACTTAGATGTAAAATACAATGAAACAACTGATACATTAACAATAAAACAAAGAACAAGAGGAATCAATAAAGATAAAATAGTTGCATTAATGTATTTATTATTCTATGCTTTTGAAATAATGAAAGATGATAAAGATGAGAATGTAGATACAAGAAAGTATTTAAGATTATTTGATTAGAAAGGAGGGATGATTTGTTTGTCTGATAATAAAACAAAAGAAGAGATAAAAAAGATTGAGCAACCAAAGTATGCTGAAATATTTAAGAGTTTTGCAAACGAATTTCCAAAGTTAACAGATAAAGAACTACATAGTAGGACTGAAAAGGCTATGCAATTTGAGTCAGAGATATTTAAAAATTATGTCACTGATAAAAATGATAATAAGTATTTTAGTCTTAGTAGATTTTTAACTGGGGCTGGCTATTTAGATAATTTTAGTAAGAATACTAACTTATATTCGCCAGAACAAATTGAGACTTTTGTTCAAAATCCAGAAAACTCACAAAATGAATTGATGACACTCTCTTATAAGCTATATAACTATATACAAGAGTATAAACAACTTGTAAATAGATATGCTAACTTATTAAATTACTATCCAGTAGTGTTGCCAAAAGATGATGTTAGTATAGATGGATTTATAGATACATTAAGGTATTTTGAAGGTTACAACTATAAAACTAAATTACCAGAGATAACTAAAAAATTGTTAATACAAGATATATTCTTTGGATATGAGTTGAGTAGGAGAGGTACAAATAAAAAAGTTTTAAAAGAGATGCCAAGAAAGTATTGCAAGATTACTGGTAAGGATGAATATGGTGTCTATTTATATAAGTTTGATTTAACATATTTTGATAATAATACTGATGCTTTAAATCATTTTCCAGCTGAATTTAGATTTAGATATGACCAATTTAAAGACGGTGACAGGGATAGATGGTTTGAGCCAGACCCTACTAGACAATTTGCATTTAAATTTGAAGATGGATTTAAATATTCATTACCATATTTTTCAGGTGTGTTTGTAGATTTAGCTAGATTGCAAGAGGTTAAAGTAGCACAGACAATAGCAAGTAAGTTAGAAAATTATAAATTAATACATTTTAAAATGCCTATTAATGAGAAGTCTGGCAAAATGGATGATTATTTAATTAATCCAGATGATGCGACAGTTTATCACCAAATGGCTAAGAATCACTTACCAGAAGGTGCTGGACTTGTAACTAATCCATTTACATTAGAGTCTGTTAATTTAAAAAATAACTCAGATGCTAATAGTAATATAATCGACAGACACTACACTAGTATGATGTCTAGTGCTGGTATGTCAAGACTACTTACAAATAGTAACACATCTGGTAGTACAGGATTACAGGGTAGTATTGAAGTAGATGAATCAATTATGTTTAAAGTGTTAAGACAGTATGAGGCTTTCTTTACTAGACAGTTAAATTATAGGAGAGTAAAATCTTCATATAATGTTACATTCTTAGATAGTACAATTCATAACAAACATGAGTTAAATACTATGTATAAAGAGTTAGCAAATACTGGATTTAATAGATTTTTTGTATCATCTTCTGCTGGCATTAGTCAGTTAGAATTAATATATGGTAGAAAGGTTGAGCAAGCATTAGACTTAGATGAATTACTTGACCCATTAGCAACTGCTCATACAATGAGTGGAAATGATGAGGATGACGTAGCAAAAACTGATGAAGGTGCTAGAACTCAAGATAAAGAATAAAGATAGGTGGTGAATATGTAATGCTCGTGAATAAAAGTGAGACATTTAATTGTGACTATAAATACTCAGCTAGTGAAGATAAGAGATTTTCAGAAGTAAAAGTATGGGTAGCACATGTAGGATGGAATTATAATGGTACATATTTTAGTAAGGAATTGCTAGAAGAAATGGCTAATGAATCATTGGCTGAGATACCAATTGTTGGATTTTTAGAGTATGACGAAGATGGAGATAAAGACTTTGCTGGACACGAAGAAACATTCGTAGTGGATAATGGCGAAGTTAAACTAAAATACTTAGGAGTTCCTTATGGATTTGTTCCAAGCACTCCAGAGTGGCAATTTGAAGAGTTAGAAACAGAAAAAGGTACATTAGAGTATCTTACTGTTAAAGCTAAAGTGTGGAATAAATTTGATGGCTCTGAGTTATTCTCAGAAGATAAAGGTCATTCAATGGAATTAGTATCAGATACACTTGAAGGTGTGAAAGCATCTGAGTTACCAGATAGTCATGAAGCTGGTGGACAAGGTATTGATGGCTGGTTTATTACAAATGCTCAATTTGAAGCATTGTGTGTATTAGGTGATAATCATAGTCCTGCAATGGCAGGGTCAATGATTGAGAAATTCTCACATAGATTTACAGAAGAGTCATCTTTTAAAGCAAAATTTAAGGAGATGTTGTCAGAATATACCAGTGAAGAAGGGGGTGAAAAGGTGGATAAAGATGAAAAATATGAATTAACATTACAACAAAAACAAATGATGTTGTCTGAAAAAGTAGAAATGCTTGAGATGATATCAGATGAAGATTGGGAATATCCTAGATATAGTTTTGTAGATGCAGATGAAGACTATGTATATGCGTATGACTATAAGGAATATAAGTCAGTAGGTTTCCCATATTCTATTGAAGATAAGGAGATTGTTCTTAATTCAGAAGAGATGTTCGAAGCTATTTCTGCTATGATGCCTAAGTCTGACGCTTTTGAGGATAAAGAAGACGTGATTACAAAACTAATTGAGTCACAAAAAGATAAATTTGATAAAAAGTTAGATAATGAATTAGGTGATTTAGCACAAAAGCATGAAGTTGAGTTGGAAGATGTAAAATCAAACCATGAGAAAGTTATTGATGGTTTAAATGGTAACATTGAATCTAAATGTAGTAAAATTGAAGAGCTTGAAAAATTCAAGAATAATGTAATCAAAGAAAGAAAAATTGAGTATATTAATTCAATTGACAATTTAGATGAAGTTGATAAAGAAAAACTTATTGAGACTGTTGATAATTATGATACAGACTCATTAAAGAGCAAAGTTGCTCAAGTTATTGGCGAAAAAACAATCAAATTCTCTAAGAAAGTAGAGCCAATAAAAGATGTATTTGATACATCTAATGATGATGGAGATAAAGAGTTAAGTGATTTAGACAAACTTATTAAGAAGTATTCTAAAAAGAATGAGGAGGAATAATAAATGATTGAATTAACAAGTCCAAGCAGAGTAGTTGGAAGAATTTTTGATGGCGTACACACAGCAGATTTAAAGAATGGTGCAATTGTAGGATTAGATACAATTAACGCTGATGGTACTTATGATATTAAAGTGCCTGCAACAGCAGACTTAGATACTGAGTCTTATTACATGGTAAACACAGGTGAATATGATTATACTGGAAATGAGTTAGTTAGTGAGTTTACAAATAAAGCAGGTAAGCCAATGGCTTTATTCCCATTAGTTGCAGACGTAGAAGTTAAATTACCAGCAGATATGATTACTGGTACAGCTACTACTGGTGAGTATTTAATTCCAGCTGATGGCGACACTTTATTAAATGCTGCTGCTGATTTAACAGGTGGAACAAAATTAGCATTAGTTGTAGTAGATGATGCAACTTTCTTACGTACTGATGGTTATAGAGAAGATGCAGTTTTAGCTAGAGTTATTCAAGGTTAATTATAAATTATAAAATTTCTGAGGAGGATAAATAATGGACAATAAAAAAGAATTAAGACAAGTGATTCGAGACACATTTACAGATAAGCCACAAGGAAAGTATGAGGGTACTAAGCCAGAGGATGTATTGTTAGAAGCAATGTATGATATTCTAGGTACTAGAAATCCTACTGCTTATCAAATGACTTCACCTGCTATGCATGAGTTTTATGCTTTAGTATTAGAGGAAATTGGTAGAGAAATTCCAGAGACATTACAACAGTCTCTTGAAATTGCTGAGTATAAAAATGTAGGTTGGGGAGATAAGAGAGTATTCCATACAAACAACCCACAATTATTAGACGTTCAAGTATCTGCTAAAGGTAACGGAGATGCTAGAGTTCAACGTATTGAAGATGGTGTTGTTAGTGTTGATACTGATGCATTAAAAATTAAAGCAGAAATTCCATTTATGAGATGGGCTTCTGGTAGAATTAACCCAGACGACTTAAAGACTAAAATTGTAGGTTCTTATGTAAGAGAATTAAAGAAGCAGATTTATAAGGCTTTCTTTGAAACTACTGCATTTAACAGTGATGATAAATTTAATACATCTAGTACAGGTGGATTAGATGCAGAAAAGTTATATGACCTTATTGATTTAGTTGAAGGTACAAACGGTACTAACGTTGTTACACTTGCATCTAAGAAATTCTTACGTGCTTTAGTTGGAGAGAAGACATTATCTGATGCTGAATTACAAGAGATTAATCAAAATGGTTTCTTACGTATGGCTGATGGCAACATGTTTATGGCTATGGAACATGTATATGACAAAGACTTTAATAAAGTATTTGACGACAATACTGCAATTGTAGTTCCTGTTGATGATTCTAAAATTATTAAAATTGTTGAAGAGGGCGAAACAATGTTTGAGCCTAAAACAAATGCAAGTGGTAACATGGCTATGGAATGGTTATTCTACAAGCATGTTGGTGTAGCATTAGTTACAGGTAGATTTACAGGTAGATTTACTTACACTTCATAATAAAGTTTATTGGGTGGCGTAATAGTCGCCCAAATTTTTAAAGATTTACAAAAGGAGGATTTTATATGATAGATATTTTAGATAAAGCTAAAGAAAAAGAATTAATAGAAGAAAAGGTTGTTGAAGAACCTAAGCAAGAAGTTGTTGAAGAAGAAGCTAAAGAGTTTGGCAAGGATGACTATGTCAAGGTTTATAGTTTAAGATATGGTAATTTAACACTTAGGTCAGCAGATACTCATATACCAGACACATATGT